CGCCAGCAGCATTGCCATCGACTTCGACAAACCAAGGCTGCGCTGGACGAAGACGCTGATCTGGAATGGCGGCTGTAGTCTACGGTTCGAGCTGGTTCCGATCGCCTTCGGATTGCTGGACACCTGGGACGTGCTCTACCCCTTCGAGAAATATGACGTACTGGCCGCGACCATCGGCACGGATGAGGACAGGGGCCGGACGAAGGAAGTCATCCGCGACCTGCGGGTGCCGGTGCCAGATGTGCGGCTCATCTATGCGAAGCGCAACAAGCGCACGGAAGACCTGATGGAGGCGTGGAAGGAAGAGCGCATTGACACGGCGGAGGATCGCCTCGCATTCCTGCGGGCGCTGTATCGCGTGAAGCCTTTTCAATTGCCGCTGCCTATCACCTGGACGGGGAGGGGGCCGAGATAGCAAAGGAGAAAGAGGAGATGTGCGAAGGAGAGATGATTGGGGGAGAAACCCTTGAGGTGCAGGGTGAAGTTGAGCCGGTGTGGATTGATATACCCGGCCAGGCTGTTATCGACTTAACCGGCTTCGTCCTATTTGGCAAACATCAATGCTATGTGCAGACCGGGAATGGCTACGAATACACTTGGACGGTTGAGGCATATCCAGGGCCAAAAGGCCACTATATGCAGATAGCAATCTGCGCGAGTGAATCACAGGCAGAGGCATTACTCGCCCGCATTGCCCACCGACTCATATCCAAATGATCGGCGTCGTCTACGTGGCCTTCGGGCAGAATGCCATCCGCTGTGCCGGCTATTCGATAGCGTCTCTACGGCGCTTCCACGACTGGCCGATCACGGTGCTGACGGATGGCCGAATCAAGGCCCCGGGCGTGGAGCATATCGGGTTTGACGAACCGATGTGGGGTGCACGTTGGGCCAAACTGAACATTAACAACTCAATACGGTATGACTCATATCTTTACCTGGACGCTGACACGCGGGTGAACGGCGACCTATCCGCCGGCTGGGAGATCCTAGCTGACGGATGGGACGCCGCAATGAGCTTCAGCAGCCAACAGGGAGACAGATGTCTATGGCACATTGACGGCGAGGAACGGGCCATCACGTATGAAGAGCTTGGCAACCCGCTGCCTTTGGCGATGCAAGGCGGGATGATGTTCGCGAACAGAGAGCGCGTCGATGGCCTGTTCCGCTGTTGGCAGCAGGAGTGGTATCGGTACAGGACGTATGACCAGGCGGCATTGCTTCGGGCGTTGCATCGGAACCCTGTCAGGCTATGGGTCCTGGGGCGCGACTGGAACGGTGGCGCATTGGTGACACATCAGTTCGGGAGGGCAAGGGCATGAAAGAAAAGGAGAAGAGGCGGGCGATCTTGAAGGTGTCCTGGGAACTCTTGCGGCAGCTATTGAATCTGCCGGAAGACACGGAATTGATCGGCAGCCTGGAATGCCAGCAATGGCACGCGGTCAGATTGCTAATTGAACATCCCGCTCTGCACCCTGTGAAAGAGGGTGAGTACTACCCGCCCGTCAATCCTACGTTTCACAGGCAGGCAGAGGTTGTCTTCGAGGGTTGGGGCCAATCGTGAAAGTCAACATCGTTTGCCGCACCATCAAGACTTCTCGGGCCGATGGCGTTCTCCCGCGATTCGCGCAAGCCCTGGCGGATGAGACTGGCTGGAGTCTGAGTCAGGCGCCGATCACGGGTGTCGATCTCAACTACTGGATCTGCTACATCACGTATGCACAATATCACTCGGACTGGCACTTCACGCCGGTGGCGGGCTGGTTCACGCACTACGAGCAAGGGACGCAGTTCAAGGAGTTCTGGTGGGAGCTGGCGGCGAACAACCTCGATCTACGGCTGACCTCGGCGGATATGTACCGGAAGATGTTGGAGCCGTTTGGGATGACCAAGATGGTGACGCCTCCCATCGACCAGTACGCATTCAGCATTGCGGACAAGGCCGAGCACGACAAGCCGGTCGTGGGTGTGAGTGGCTTCGTGCATCCGGGCGGGCGCAAGGGCGAGAAACTGGTGGCGCGACTGGCCGGCTCGAAGCTGGGCCGAAAGATCGAGATGAAGGGCTCGGGCCGTGGATGGCCGGTGCCGACAGTCGAGCGGCGAATCTCCAAGCTACCTGCTTTCTACAACTCCCTGGACGTGTTTCTCTGCTCATCGCTGATGGAAGGTGTGCCGGCTCCACCATTGGAAGCACTGGCCTGCGGGATTCCGGTCGTCATCCCTCGCGGCGTGGGCCTGCTGGACTCGCTGCCCGATCACGAGGGCATTCACCGATACACGCGGGGCGACTACGACGATATGGAGCGGGCCGTGCGCGAGGCCCTGGGCGCCGGCTCAGTGAACCGGGAATCGCTCAGGGCAACCGTCAAGCCGTTTACAGCGAAATCATGGGCCAAGACACACGAAGAGGCATTTTCTGCCCTCCTGGACAGTGCGGCTCCTATCTACGCTGAATCTGACAGGCACGGTGCGCGTGGCGCATTCTACGTGGCCTTTGGCGGGCCTGCTCGGAAATGCGCCCGTGCCTCGATGGCCTCCTTCAAGCAGCACAATCCGGGCGTGCGCGTAGCGGTCGTGAGTGACAGGGCGATAGGCCCAGAGGACCGGTTCATCGAGGGCAAGGACGAGGACATAGGCGGGCGAGCAGCGAAGACGCAAATCTATGACCTGGCACCGCAGGGTTGGCAGTACGTGATGTACCTGGACGCCGACACGGAGATTGTGGACTCGGGCGAGTTCCTATTCCAGGTTCTCCAGGACGGCTGGGATATGGTCATCTGCAAGAACCCCGGCAAATACCACATCGCGTCAAAGATGGTCAGAAGCGACAACAAAGATGAGTGCGAGGCGACCTTTGATGTGCTCGGGACCTCCGAGCTGATCCAGCTCAACGGCGGCGTGTTCGCCTTCCAGCGCAACGAACGGACGGCGGCCTTCTTCCGCTGCTGGCACGAGGAATGGCACCGATGGGGCAAGCGGGACCAGGCAGCGTTGCTCCGGGCGTTGTGGAAGTGCCCGATCAGGCTCTATGTCCTGGGCAACGAGTGGAACACCATCACGCGCTACGACCCGCCGGAGAAGGCGGCATTCCTGTTGCATTATCCAATGACGGCTCGGCGGTGGCGGGGCAAGGTGCGGGGTCGGAGCGATAGTCAAGAGGCCTGGGCACGGGTCCGGGCGTGGGAAAAGGGGAATGGGTAAAGGAGAGAGATGAGTTTCGTAAATCGGATTGGCCTGGCAGTGTATCTATTGGCACTCTTCCTCGTTGGCATGTCAATACTCGGTGCTGTTGGGGCACAGCTTTCAGGATGGAGGGAAGCCGCTGTCGCGATCTGTGTTGTCGCCGGGCCGTTCATGATCCTGGTGGGCTCAGACGAGTGAACATCGCGGCCATCTGCCCAATCGGCTACCTGGACCGGCACGGGTACCAGTACACGTGGAGGGAGTGCATAGCGAGTCAGGCGAAGTTTGCGGATAAGGTGTATGCGGTGGCCTCAACTCCGCATATTGACTACGACTTTGGCGAGGGGGTGCGGGTCATCTTTTCAACTAGCACATTCTTTGAGATGCGGAATGGTGAGCCCCACTTCGACGCCCAGAAGGTGATGGACAACTGCAACGTGGGCGCAGACCAGGCCAAGGCGGACGGATTCGACATCGCTGTCGTTCTCTTCTGCAACTGGTACGTGCCGGAATACGCGATCAAGGCGATGCGGGCCAGGTGCGAGCTGATGCTTGCCAAAGGCCAGCGGTATATGTGGCTATTCCGCAGGGACCAGCTCGCCGGACAGATGTTCTCAGTCAGTACCCGGCTCCCATTCATCGTCAACCTGCACGACGAGAACCGCTACCAGTTCGGCATTGATTCCATCTCGGACGGCAAGGAAATGATCCCCTGGCAGCGGGGTAATATGCCCTCCTGGGACGACTGCGCCGTAGTAGACGTGCAGCTCGAGATGCCGCTGGAGGACCTGGAAGCGAAGATGAACTTCATTCGCTGCTACCACGACCTGGTGCCGAAGCGGGACGCAGTTTTCGATGCAAACTACTGGCTGCCCTACTACGCCGTCAAGTTCAAGGCGAAGATCCAGGCGGGTGGGCCAAAGAGCGCGACGGGCAAGCTGATCGCGGAGAAGAATCAGCCCGAGTTCGTGAGCAATGAGATTCTGAGGATGCTATGAAGTTGGGACCCT